CTCGTCGGAATGCGCTACAAGCTTGGCGCGGACGGCAGCAACGGCGAGATCGACTGCATCCACCTCGTTTACACAGTGCTGAGCAGGCTCGGCATCACCACGCCAGCGTTCAAGCCAAGCTGGTACAACGCCAGCAAGGTATCCATTGCCAGAGATCTACTGCACTGGGGCAATCGTGTTGACCGTCCTGAGTACGATGGTGACGTGCTTCTGTTGCTGGAGCGCACTACGGCATTTGCAGTCACATGGCAGACCGGGATCTTGTACATCTGCCCTCACCTGCTAAAGGTGAACTGGTCGCCTCTGCCAAACAAACTGCCCTGCCACTGCTTCCGTTCGAGCGCGATCTAATTGCAGCGCTTGGTTGCAGCGAGGAAGAGTACAGAAAATTCCAGCAAGAAATGCTCTGGCGCAGCCGTGTGCGCCCCGCTGAATACAGTCATATTCCCGATATCCAGAACGGACCAGTTTTAGTTCCTGTTCTTATTAACCTCGCCGTTGGCTTGGCGCTAAGTGCAGTCAGTTATCTGCTGACGCCAAAACCTAAAGCCCCTGATCAGGCCGGCGAAATCCGCCAGCGCCAACTTCGCAGCCGTCGCGGTGGTGATCGCTTTAGTGCCACCAGCGGTTTCGACTCCATCGCTGACCTCGCCAACTACGGCGACCCCATCCCCGTCGTCTTTGGCAAATACACCGGCACCACTGGCGGCATCCTCGTCGCCCCGCGCTTGGTGTGGTCTCGCGCGTTCAGCCTTGGCTCGCAGCAAGCCGTCAAGCTGCTGATGGTTGTTGGTGAACAAGGTCTAGGCAATGGTCTGCCTGTGCCTGATCTAAACGGCATTTTCCTTGGTACAGCACCACTTGATGCTGTTTACGACCACACGTTCGCTTTTTACTGGAAGCGCAATACAAACCAGCTTTACCGGATGGTGGCCGGCAACCTTCGGTACGGCACACGCGGCGAAGCATTTACGGGCGATATTGAGGCGGCCAACGATATTTATCTGTGCCCCACGCGCAACTCAGCGCAGGACACCGGCTTCTGCCAGGCATACACGCCAAGCAGCAGCACCCAATTCGGTGTCTACTCGGCGATTCCCAACAGTACAAACTATCGCGTCAACTGGAAGATTGTTTCAATTCCACGCCTCGAAGGCAATGGCATTGACGACAGCGAAAATGATCCCGGCCGTGCGCTTCTCATGGAGCGCATCAAGATTGCAGGTGATTACGGATATCGCGGTGATGGCGATGCCGACACCAACTGGGTTGACATCATCAAGGAAGGACAAAAAGGCGTCGGTCGCAACTATGGCCGCCGCATGGGAATTACCGCCATCAACGAAATTCCGGCAACCGAACCCAAGGAGTTTCGTCAAGTAGCCGTTGGAGATATTGCGCGATTTAGTATTGTCCCCGGCAAACTTGACAGAAATCTTTATTACTTTAAACAGACTCGTAGCACACAAGTAGACGACATTAACCAAGATGTCAGAGATGGCCAAGAAGCTGCCGATGACATGCTTCAGGTTGGCGAAACTGTCATGATTGGTCGCACCACATGGGTAGTAGAGCGACGCAAACTTCCGATTTACGATGGCAGCGACAGGCAAGAGATATACCTCCGTTGTACGGAGATATTCGGCACTGGTGTAGAGAACGCAACCATCGGCGTTGTCAACGAAAGGATGGTTAGGCGTGGTTTCTATAACGACGACAACGGAGCAACAAACGCCAGCAACGGATTGGGTTTAAGTGCTGGCACAGCTTTCTATCCGCTACTGCGCGTCGCCCTAGGCGTTGTGCGCAATACAAGGGCTTGCGATGTAACAGAAATCGGCATTCGCAGCCAAGTGTGGCAGAAAACAAATGGCTTGTGCAATTTTCGTAATATCCCTGGTCCTCCACAGTTAAAAGAAAGCGAAAAAAATCGAGTGTCGATTCAAAGCGGCACCATGAACATTTACATGTACCGCAGCACTGTTTTTGCGGTACAACTCCGTCCGGCTGGTACTGATGAGCAGGGCAACGAATACGCATGGGCACCACTGGGGCAAGCGTTTTGCATCCGAGGGCAAACACCGCAAGACCAGTTCAACTATCTACGGATCACGCACCCAGAGCAAAGGCAATACGAATATCGGTTTATTCCTAGTTCTGGTGCAGACATCGCCCAGCGCATCCCATCTGACTACGTGTTTATTGTGTTGGACTCCCGCTATGGACAAACAGCGGGCGGAACCTATAACACCGTCTATGGCTCATTCTCGGTTCAAACAACCGGCTACTACAAGAAACAAGCTGACATCCTCTACAACCGCCAAATGATTTCTGGCGCGATCGAGGCCAGTGAAACCCTTTCGTCAACAGTTCCAACATCTGTTTCAACGACAAACTTTATTCCCGACACTGAAGGACCAGAGTCACAAGCCCTGACGGTTGCATTCAAATCTTGGTTGCCCTTGGGGCTTGAATCCGGGCGCAGCGCTCCAACGTTGTATGAAATGTTTGGTCAGTCTTCTCAGCTAGGTTTAACAAACACTTACGAAAAGACATATAGCTACGGCGACGGCAGAATTATTACTCTACGTGCGTATGGATTAGTCAACTACGTTTATCCTCCAAATGACCCAAATTTTCCTTCATTTAAAGGGTGGACTATCCAAAAAATTGAAGTTGTTTCAAGTACATCAGGCTTTAACGTTGGCCAAGAAATAGACATTGAAATACCGTTCAAGCCAACTAATCCACGAAACTTTCTAGGACTTGCCTCCGGTGGCTTTAAGGTGCAAGTCACCACGACAACTGCCGGCAGCGTTGTCCCGCAAGGCAAGCAGTCGGCGTTTTACTGGGAAGTCCTCGGCAATCAACAAAGCTACTCAATCGGCACGGTTCGCTTTGCAAGCCTGACTGCAACCTCGGCATACGGAAACACACTCGCTATTACTGTCACTGGCACCGTAGGCGTGCGCCAAGCAGACAATCTCCAGTATTTCCCAGGTCAAACACAGAATTGGGATTATGTAACCTTTACTGTTGATCAGGCCAACTCTTCCGGCACATGGAGTGCCGGAGAATTTGTCGATTTTGAAGTTACGGTTAGCGCTGCCAACCCCTTCCGAAGAGGTGGAAAAGTTGGCGTTCGGCTGCAGGCATTGGATGTGATTACCACAACGACAACAACCGCAGCGGCGTTTGAACGCGCCTTTGAGTCCGACACTCAAGTAGCCGATATTAGTTTTTACAACTCGCTAATCACTAAATCAAACGAAAGCGCACCTGAGCACGAAATCGTCTACGTCAACGAGAGCGTAGCTAACAACACGACGCCCCTCTACGAAAAGATGTCCCTAGCCGGTTTGGTACTTAAAGCCAGCCGTAACTTCACCGCGATTGATCAGATCCGCTGCTGGCTCGCAAACGGCATCGAAGTGCAACGCTTCCTGCCGTCTGAAGCCGGCACCATTGGTCCCAGCAACAAGTTCACCGATCTGGTCTATTACCTGCTGACTGACAAAACGGCTGGTGCCGGCGGCGTTATCAGCCCCGACCTGATCGAAACCGCAGACCTTGCCAACACCGCCACCTTTTTACAGCAAAACAAGCTGTTCTTTGATGGTGCGCTTGATGCCCCAGTCAACCTGCGGCAGTTCATTGCAGACACCGCACCGTACTTCCTGTGCTCGTTTGTGATCAGCAACGGCAAGTTCAGCCTCGTGCCTGCCGTCCCACACGACACCACCGGCAGCATCATCGAAACACCGCTCCAGATTCAAGCGCTGTTCACTTCGGGCAACATCATCGAAGACAGCTTCTCAGTGGAGTTTTTGCAGACCGAAGAGCGCAAGGATTTCCAATCCATCGTTCGCTACCGCAAGGAACGCAAAAATCAATTACCCGAGGAAGCAACGCTTAGCGTGCGTTGGGCAGAAGCCGGCAGCGACAACCACCCGATTGAGTCCTTCGACCTGACGCAGTTCTGCACCTCACGCGATCACGCATTCTTGGTGGCGCGCTACTTCATGAGCATCCGCCGCCGCGTCACCCACTCGGTCCGCTTCAAAACCACGCCATATGGCATCTCGCTTTCGCCCGGTGACTACATTCGCGTGTTGACCGAAGCCAGCCCGTATCAGCCGGCCAACAACGGCGTCATTGACGCTGACGGTGACATCACCTCTGCCACCACACTTGCCGACGGCAATTACGACATCCTGTATTACACCTCAGGCAGCGACGAGGTTAAAACCGGGAACCTGTCGGTAGCCGGCGGCAAAGCAGTTCAGTCCACTTTCTTCAACACCATCTTTACGATCAATTCACCCACGGTTTCCAGCAACACCTACATCGTGGAGCAGCTCACGCTTGATTCCGATGGCTTGGTTGAAGTGCTGGCGACAGAGTTCCCAACCAACGACACTTACAACAGTTTGGTGGCTCAGGACTTACTGCGCCCCAGTAGCTTTGTAACAGAGGGCTAAACCATGGCTTTTCCTTCGCTAATCCCATCGACCCGTAATTACGCCTCCGGTGATTACCCGGTAAAAACGTTTCGCTCGCAATCCGGTTCAGAGTCGCGCATCCTTTACGGCAATCGCCGCACCGGCATGACGCTGGAACTGCAGTACGACAACATCACCGACGCTAACGCCGAGCTGTTCCTCAATCACTACGATGAAACGAAAGGCACGTACACAACATTTACGCTGCCCACTGTTGCGTTGACCGGCTGGAGCGGAAACGCCGACGCTATTGATGCGGCGACCGGAAACGCATGGCGTTACGACGGACCACCGCAGATCACCAACGTGCGCCCTGGCATCAGCTCTGTTCAAGTCAGGCTGATCGGCGTTCTTTAGACTGATCTGGGAGGTTCGTCATGGCAAAGGTTTACACAGGACGCGACGGCAGACTGCTGCTCGCCGGCACCACGCTGGTCAAAGTATCCAACTGGAGCCTGCAGGCTGATCTTGAGACACTGGAGACCACGAGCCTTGGCGACTATGCCCGCAGCTACACGCCGGGCATTCAATCTTTTAGTGGCAGCGCCACGGTGCTGTACTACAAGTCTGATGCTGGCACCAACGACGCCGCCACGCTGCTGCGCAAAGTCGTCAATACCACTGGCGTTGAAACCACCGACACGGTGCAGTTGACGTTGCGCCTGAACGACGGCGACACCAACGACGACGTAACTCTGACCGCTTACATCACCAGTGCCAGCTTCGGTGCCAGTGTTGGCGAGGTGACTTCAGCGCAGATCAGCTTCCAAGGTACAGGTGCGTTGACCACCGCAGCAATCTGATGGGAATTTATCTTGGCAATGTGGGTAATATCGAAATTACCCGAAAGTCGCTAGAAGGCGGCAAGCAATCAGTTGTAAATCCATCGGACGTAAACGCTGCACGCGACAGATTTTCGTTTGATTTTGAAGAAGGTTATCTAATCACAGGCGACTACCTAGAGATTAAAACAACAGACTCCACTGATCTTGACTTCATTGCATCAAGCGGATGGGCAAATAATACTGTGCAGCCAAGTGGCGGATGGTATATCTTCGTTGATGAGCTAGGCGGAATCAAGCTGTACGACAGCTTTGCCAATAGCCTTGAAGGTAGTGCAACGGGATTGGTTGGGTTAGTAGCTATTGCCCGAGATATACCAATCCTGGCGACAGTTCGAGAACGCAGCAGCAGGCTTGTTGCGTGCATTACCGATTATGAATTAAATACAAATAGAGAGGCGATTGACATTACAACGCTGAGCGATCAGTATCGCCAGCAATACAGCTCATTGATTACGGGCTCAGGAAGGCTGACCGCCCAGTGGGACTACGTGAACGATTCCGGGGATGAACCAATCCACTATTTAATGCAGCTTGTTTTGCGCACAGAAATAGGGTCTTCATTTGGCGCAAAGTTTTACATCAAAAGCGCTAACACTCAAGCATCGGCTGGTTCATTTGCTAGCACTCAAACAAATGATGCGCTTTGGTGGGAGTTTGATGCTTTAGTTACAAGCAGTGCAACAAGCTTTGCGCCGGGCCAGATCATTGTCTCAACTATTGACTTCGTGGCAACAGGTCCAATCCGGCTTCGCGCTAGAACCACTACGCCCAGCAGGTTGTTGCAAGAAGCTGGTGATCCAATCCTGCTGGAGCAAGGTGGCTACTTGCTGTTAGAGGGTGAGGATGCCCCTTAATATGGAAGCAGGAACAGCGCTTGTGACTCGTGGCTGATTTACGAATTAGTGAACTTGTCACGCTGGCTGGCGGCGACTTGGCTGCTGGCGATTTTCTAGCTGTAGCTGATGTCAGCGCAAGTGAGTCTCGAAAAATTACCGTTACCGACCTAATTGGTAATGGTGCAACGCTGATTGCCGACGCCACCATCCCCGGCGCCAAGATCCTTTTTGGCTCGCAGCAAATCCCCGGCGGCGCATTGGTCAACGGCGCTGTTGGCTCAGATCAAATTGCATCCGGCGCGGTTCACTCGTCCAAGCTGGCAGCCAACTCTACTGCACAGGTGGTTGCAACGCTGCCTGCAACTGGCGCTTACGTCGGTCAGCTAGCGGTTGAAACTTCTACCAACAAGGCTTACGTCTGGGACGGCAGCACCTGGGTCAGCTTCAAAGCTGCTGGCTCGATCAACCAGCTCGTTGCTACCGCTGGCGGTCCCGTTCAGATCAGCGTCACGACAGTTGGTGATGTCGCAACCCTAAGCGTCAGTCCGGCCAATACCCCGACGGGCGGCATTTTCCTTGCTGGTCCTGCCGGTAGCGGTGGTG